TACTTTCGGCAACTTGATTCAGGCATTCGGTCTGGGGCAGACACAAGCACAGGAGATGAGTACCACGCTTGTGCAGTTGGCATCGGATCTTGCATCGTTCAATAACACCAGCACTGAGGATGCAATTCAGGCTTTGCGTTCTGGTTTGTCTGGTGAGACTGAGCCTCTCAAGAAGTATGGCGTTGCCCTCAATGATGTTCGTTTGAAGCAAGTCGCAATGAACATGGGCCTGTACGACGGGAAGGGTGCGCTCGATATCACCGCCAAGACTCAGGCAGCGTATGCGCTCATCTTGCAGGACACTGCTCTTGCTCAGGGTGACTATGCGAGAACTGCTGATGGTGTGGCGAACAGGCAGAGGACTCTTCAGGCTGCATTTCAGGATGTGAAGGCTGAGATTGGTACTGCGCTGATCCCCGTGTATCAGTCGCTGCTGGGTTTCTTGCAGGAAAAGGTCATTCCAGTATTTAGGGAGTTCAGCAGAATTCTTGGTGAGCAGGGTGCTGGCGCAGCATTCAAATATTTAGGTGGTCAAATCCTCGGAGCCATCAGCAATCTGGGGGGATTTGGAACTGCGATCTATGCGGTGGTCGCAGCGTTCGCCACTTTAAGGATCGCCACAATCACCTACACTGTCGCTTCTGGTGCGTTCACTGTTGCTCTGACTGCTGCTAAGGCTGGTCTGCTCGGTGCTACCGCAGCGCAGTGGGCACTGAACACGGCTATGACGGCTAACCCATTTGGATTGATCGTTGCTGCCGTTGTTGCTCTTGTTGCTGCTATCGGATTTCTGTTGATCAAGTTCGGTCTGCTGCAGAAAGCCTTTGGTGCGATCAAGGCGATTGGCGGTGCAATCGTTGGCTTCTTTCAGCGAAACAAGGAACTACATCTTCAGAACGCTCGTGCAGCAGAAACTCACTCCGCTGCTTTGCGCAATTTGGAGAACCGATATCAATCAGTGAGCAGGAGCGTTGCATCTACAAATGAGAAAAGTTACAAGTTCTTCCGTGACTCTGAGACTGGTGCGCTTGCTATGCGAGTGGCTGTCCAGAAAGGCACGGACGCTTTTACTGATGGTGTTGGTGGGGCTGGCAAGACTGTTGAGACGGCTGCGGAGAAACTCAAGAAATACACGGATGCGTTCAGAGGACTGACTTCTGCTCAGAGGGCTGCTCGTGATGCGCAAGCGAACTTGACTAAGGCGCAGGATGATTACAACACGCTGACCGACAAAGTGGCTAAGGCTCAACAGAATCTGCGTCAGATTGTTGAGGGGTACGGTCGAGACAGTAAGCAAGCGAAAGATCGTCAGGCGCAGTTGGATAAGGCGCAGAGGGCTGTTGAGCGTTCTGGTTACGATGTCGAGGCTGCGATCTTCGCTGTAAAGGATGCGGAAAAGGATCTGGCTGAGTTGCGAAAGGATCCAACAAGTTCTGCTCAGGCGATCCGTGAGGCGGAGATCAAGTTGGCTGAAGCCAAATTGCGGGTTGCTGATGCGAACGATGCGCAGATTGAGGCTGTGAAGAGTCTGGATGAGGCGCAGCGTCTGCTCAATGAGGCTGTGAATGGTGCGACTCAGGACAGCGAAACCTACAAGGATGCTCTGAAGGAAGTGGAGGATCTACTGCTTCAGCAGAAGGATGCACAGGACAAAGTCACTAAAGCAATTGAGGATCAGCGTGACGCAACCTACGAGTTGATTGAGGCTGAGAAGAAACTCAACGAGATCCGCAAGACCACTCCTGCAGCGATCATCACTCAAGCGGAGAACCTGCTCAATACCAATCCAACTGGCGGAACTACTGGTGCTGGCGTGTCGCTCGTCCCAGCGGTCATTGCTAATAACCCGTTCACCTCCACTCGCAGAAACGAGATGCTGGATGATCCCCGTATCCGCCCGTTTGCCACTGGTGGCATTGTTACTTCTCCCACGCTGGGTTTGATTGGTGAGGCTGGTGCTGAGGCTGTTATTCCGTTGGATCGCATGGGTTCGTTGGGCGGTACACAGAACATTTATCTGACGGTGAACGCTGGCATGGGTGTTGATCCTGCTGTGGTTGGTGATGAAATTGTGAATGTGTTGCAGCGTTACAACAGGCGGAATGGTGCGTTGCCGTTGAAGGTGGCGTAATGGCTACAACGCTTCCGTGGGGTGAACAGATCTCTGTTGTGATGGAGTTGGGTTTCCCAGTCAATATTTTCACTTTGGATTCTGCTGAGGATGGTCGTCTGGATGATGACTATCTGGGTGGCACTTTGATTGGTGATGATGTGTCTGAATACTGTTTGGCTGTTTCTATCAATCGTGGTCGTTCGGATCAGTTGCAGAACTTCAATGCTGGTTCAGCGAGCATCACGCTGCTGAATAACGATCGTAGGTTTGATCCGATCAACGAGGACAGCCCATATTGGGATGCGACTACAGGGAAGTCTGGTGTGACTCCTCGTAGAAAGGTGACGATCTATTCGGAGGGTGTTCCGTTGTTCACTGGGCGTATCACCGATATTGATATCTCGTACTCACCTACGCAGCCCACGGCTACGCAGGATGATTCCACGGTGACGATCACCGCTGCAGATGATTTCGTTCTGTTGGCAAACACCTACACGGAAGGTGCGATTACACCTACACAGGAGTTGTCTGGTACTCGTGTGTCCACGATTCTTGATTTGCCTGAGGTGAACTATCCAGCGACCCGTGACATTGATACTGGTACAGCGACTCTGGGTGGCGGTGCAACATTCCAAATTGATGCCAACACAAACATTCTCACCTATCTGCAGAATGTGGCAACGGCAGAACAGGGATATTTCTTTATTGCTGCTGATGGTGATCTAACTTTCACTGATCGTGTGGCAGCCTCATTCACCGCACCATCCGCTACTTTCTCTGATGGCGGTATTGATATCCCGTACACGGGGCTGTCGGTGTTGTATGGGCAGGAGTTCCTTTACAACAAGGTTGTGGCATCGGTGGAGGGTGGCACTGATCAGGTGGCGAATGATGCTGCGTCTCAGGCTGAGTACGGTGTGTCCACTTTGAGTTTGTCGGGGCTTCTATTAGCGGATGATGCTGCAGCCTCCACGCTGGCTGCTGATCTTCTGGATCGTTACAAGGAACCTGAGTATCGGTTTGACAGGTTGCAGACGGTTTACAACAGGCTTGATTCCAGTCAGCGTTTGAGTGTCACTAATCTGGATATCGCTGATGTGGTCAGCATCACCCGTACCTATCCGACAGGTTCGCCAGCAACGGTGACTAAGGAATACAGCATTGAGGCGATCCGTCATGCGATCACCCCGAATGATCATCGGGTTGAGATAGAGTTGGCGGTTGCTGATCTCGTGTATGCGTTCACTTTGGATGACGCTATTTACGGTGTTCTAGACTCTACAAACGCTCTCACCTAACGGATACAATCGGAGGCATTATGGCTGGCGCAGGAGCAAAGTTGTTCACATCGGGATCTGTCCTGACGGCAGATCAGGTCAATACCTATCTGATGGATCAAACGATCATGAAGTTCGCCTCTACTTCTGCTCGTGATGCAGCGTTTGGCGGTGCAGGGGAGCCGTCTTTGAGCGAGGGGATGTTCGCTTACACGACCGACACGAACACGCTCTGGCTCTATACGGGTGCGACTGATGGTTGGGTGAATGTTCTTGGATCGGATATCGGTCAGCAAGCGTTGTCGAACCGTAATGTGATTATCAACGGTGCGATGCAGATTGCACAAAGGGCAACCAGCCAAGCCAGCATCACGAGTTCTGGGTATTACACGGCAGACCGTATGAATCATGTCATTGGCAGTCTTGGAACTTGGACTGACAGCATTGAAAATGATGCGCCGACTGGCTCTGGTTTTCGTAAATCATTGAAGTTTCTTTGCACAACGGCTGATGCGTCGCCAGCCTCAACTGACATTATGTTGCTGAGAACAACGCTTGAAGGTCAGAATGTTCAGCAATTCTTGAAAGGAACTGCATCTGCCAAACAATTCGCTTTATCATTCTGGGTGAAATCAAATGTGACTGGAACATATATTGCGGAATTGGAAGATACAGATAACAGTCGTGCGGTTTCAGCATCGTTTTCTGTTTCAGCATCGGCAACATGGGAAAAGAAAACAATCACATTTCCTGCCGATACAACTGGGGCATTCAATAATGACAATGAGGCTTCGTTGAATGTGAACTTATGGTTGGGATGTGGAACGGCATACACTTCAGGAAGTTTGCAAACGACATGGGGAACGACGACTTCTGCGAATCGTGCGGTCGGTCAAACCAACCTCGCTTCAGCCATCAACAACTATTGGCAGATTACGGGTGTGCAGTTGGAGGCTGGTGCGGTAGCAACACCATTCGAGTTTGAGGACTACGGGATCACGCTCGCCAAGTGTCAGCGGTACTATCAGAAGTCATATCTTTTGACTACAGCACCAGGAACGAATACGACCGACGGGCTCAAATATCTTACTGGTGCGTCAAATGGGGCAAATGATGTTGTTTTTCCTATTGAAACAACCGTGGGAATGAGGGCTGCACCGACAATTGGACTTTGGACTGCATCTGGAACATCTGGGAGTTGGCAATACGAGAGAAGCGGTGTTGCGGCAACAAATGTTGCGTCTGGTGTATTATTCGCATCAAATAATGGATTCGTTATCTACGGTAGTGTTGGGGCTGCTTGGGTTGCCGCAGCCTATTATGGTCATTACACGGCATCGGCAGAATTATGAGCAAATACCAAATCGTCAATAAAGAGTTCTTGGGTGAGATTTGCACCACAATTCGCAGAACAGAAGATAACGCCTCTATTCCCTGCGACCCATCCAACTCCGACTATCAGGCATATCTGGCGTGGGTCGCTGAAGGTAACACCGCTGAAGAATGGGAAGCCTGAGTAGCCTGATGTGCGTAACACACGCTGGCTGATCTTTCTTCCTGCTGCGTTTCTTGCTTTCGTTTCCCCAGTAGCAGCATCAACTTTCGTTGATCCATTCAACGATCTCTCAGGCTGGACTGTGATCCGCAACGGTGGGAATGGTGTTCTCGCTAACGGTGTTCTCCAATTCAGTTACGGCTGGGGTGAGGTTCGCAGAGGTGTCCTTGTATCTGAACCATCCACCGTCACCGTCACGGTGCAGGTGAATAACAGCGTCACGAACAGCATCGGCTGGGGCGCACCAATTGCAGACACATACGAGATCCATGTTGGTGACAGTGTGCTGGTATCCAATGAGATACATGGGTGGAGAACTGTAACAGTGACCACCGAGACTGTGGAACCTGATCAGGTGGTATGGATCTCGTTGGCTGGGATTGATAGAGGATTTTGGGCTGGCTGGTATGGAACGCAGATGGATGATCTCAGCGTGTCACTAGAACCGTCAGCACCGCCAACAGACACAGAACCAGCACCGATAGAAACTGATCCATCTACCAGCGTTCCAGTATCCACAACGGTAGAAGCACCATCACCATCAACAATGCCAGAAACGACCTCATCTACCAGCCTCGTTTCTTCCAGTACCACGAGCCTCGCAGATCAGCCCACAGAACCAGCAACAAGCACATCTGCACCAGTATCAGAAACAACACAGCCGACACCGCCAAGAACCTCAACATCTGTTTCTCCTTCTACAGAACCGATCTCCACCACCACAGCATCAACCACAGTGCCATCCACGACCACAACGACCATCCTGCAAACACCCACAACGCAAACGACAGAAGCAGTATTGATCCCATTGCCTCAGACTACTTCCACGACCACCATTACCAGCACGACCACGACTGTGCCTGAGACAACGATCCCCGAAACCACCACAACGGAAACCACCACATCCACCACTTCCACCACTTCCACAACCCTGCCTAGAACCACCACCACGGCAACCCCTGAAACCCTCCCAGAACCCTCTCAGAGCCTCCCTAGCGCATCAGAAAACCCGATCCCCATCGGCACAACCCCCACAACTTTTCTTTCACTGGAGGCAATTCCTGAACCAGCGGTGAACGCACCCGATGAAGTGAAGGAAGAGTTTGAGGCGCAGGTGAACATCTTTGACGGATCGCATGATGACTATGTGCCTGTTGGTAGCAAGGTGTCTGTGGCGGAACGACGCACGATTGTTGCTGCAACAGCCGTACTAACAATGATGCCAGCACCAATAGTAGGTTCTAGAAGAAGAAAATAAATGCCCTCACACAGCGCAAACTGCTGAGGGCTGAGCGACCACTAGGAGGTCACTATGAATGAGGATATCAGGCAACGCTTCTGGTCAAAGACTGAAATTGATCCAGAGACAGGCTGTTGGAACTGGACTGCTGGTTTATGGAATGGCTATGGCAGTTTCTATTTCCAGAACACAAGACACAAGGCGAGCAGATTCGCTTTCACAATTACACACGGATATGCGCCCAAAGTATGTCGCCATAAATGCGATAACAGAAAGTGTGTCAATCCAGATCATCTTGAAGATGGATCTCATAAGGACAACACACAAGACATGATGCGTCGTGGAAGATGGCGTAACCAATATGTCGGAAGAACCCATTGCAAACATGGTCATTTATTCGTAGGAGATAATTTGCGTATGCAGGGAAATCGTCGTGTTTGTAGAACCTGCGAAAAGCAGCGATCAAGAAAGTTCAAGAAATTGAACTCTTTGTTATCTTGTAAGGATGCGTGATTACATCAGGGATACCATCTGGACTCTGGCTGGTACTGGGCTTGTGTTGCTTACCTTGTCAGGCACAACGCTGCGCCAAGCACTATGGATTACTTGTCTCACTGTGCTGGTACATTTTCTGGCAACAATGCTGAGGAAAGGTGATGACCAATGAAGAAAGCACAGGATGTGTTGGGCAGGATTCTTGCACTGTTCTTGACGAACGCACTAGGTGTTGTGACTGGTGCTGCAGTGATTGCACCAGAGTTGGAGATCTGGAAGAGCGCACTGCTCGCTGGTGCTGTGTCAGTGTTCAAGGTGGTTGAGTCTTTGGCTCGTGCATCGGTGGATGGCACTCTCACTAAGGATGAGATTGATGCAGCGTTCGGTGCGTCACCAGCCAAGATCGCCAAGAAGAAGGCTGCTGCAAAGAAGGCTGCAATCAAATGAGCAAGCGACCGTACACAGGCAACAAGGATGGTGCTGCAGCGAGTGAGCATCCGCAACTCACTGCACTGTGGAAAGAGATCGTGAAGGCGTACCCTGCGCTCTGGTACAACGGTGGGTGGGGCGTTCGCAATATGCGTGGCAAGGAGTCGTTGAGCGTTCACGCCACGGGCAGGGCCGTCGACATTTCATGGAGAAACATGGGTGACGGTAAGCGTGGCAAGCCACAGGGTGGCCGTAAGCAAGCGATGGCTGCGATGGATTACCTCGTCAAACACGCTGACGCTTTAGGCATCGAGATGGTGATTGACTACTTCCCCTCCCCGTGGGGTCGTGCGTACCGTTGTGATCGTGACGCATGGAAGAAGTATGAGAAGTCTGAGGTGCATGGTGCGCCCAATGGCGACTGGTTCCATGTGGAAGTTGATGGCAAGAAGTCGGCTCCGCAGATCAAGGAGTTCTTCGCTGCCAATCCTCCTCCTGCTGTGACCGAGGCGTGACATGGATCAGGGGTGGGCTGCTGTTGTCGTTGCCGTGATCACAACCGTTGGCGGTCTGCTCGGGATCCTGATGCAGTCCATGCGCAAGGAAGCACGGGAAATGCGTGTGGAGAACGCTGAGGATCATGCAATTGTGCAGGGCCAGTTGCAGCGCATCTATCGCACCATCAACAGGGTTGATGATAAATTAGAGAAGCATTTAGACCAGCACAGAGAAGGGCTACCTAATGAGCAAGTTGCTGAAAGAAATCAAGTCTGAACCCAAAGGGTCAATTGGTCGACCACCAACTATCGAGAGGATGAGGGTTCTGCTTTCACCGCAGGATCGCAAAGATCTCATCGCAGCGTTTGACGACATCACAGTGTCGGGCAGGAACATCGCAAAGGTACTGAAGCGTCACGGCATTCAGATCTCCGAAGCGACCGTGTACCGCTACAGAACGACTGGTGTGTACCGTGAACTTGCATGAGGAGATGGCAAGCGAGAAAGGCGACGACGACGCTTTACGGTTGCGCAAGCAGGCCACGGCCCTCGTCAACCAGAACGCTCGACTTACGGAACGCATTGAGGATCTAGAACGCACCCTCTCAATCGTTGAGCAGGTAGAAGCACAACGCATCCAGCCACCATCGTGGCTAGTGCCTGCGAAACCGAAACCGTCTGCAGCAACGCTCGTCGTCATGCTTTCGGACACACACTTTGATGAGGTGGTGAACCCCGATGAGATGGAAGGACTGAACGCATACGACCGTGACATAGCAGTGATGCGTTTGGAACGCTGGACACAGAATGTGATCAAACTCTCACGCCACTATCTGTCAGGCGTGAAGTATGACGGGGTCGTTGTGATTCTGGGTGGCGACATTTTCACTGGCGATATCCACGAGGAACTACAGATCACCAACGAGGACACGATGATCGGCTCCCTGCTGTTCTGGTCTGAGCAGATTGCTGCAGCAGTAGGGCTACTCACCGATGAGTTCAAGAAGTGTCATGTCGTGAGTGTGGTTGGCAATCATGGTCGCACCACTCGCAAGCCTCGTATGAAGCAGAGGGTGCGCACGAACTTCGATTGGCTGCTCGCCAAGATGGTTGAGCGTCACTTCGCACGAGACAAGCGTGTGACCTTCACGGTTCCCGAGTCAGCCGATGCGCTAATCCAGATCTATGAGCATGGGCATCTGGTGACGCACGGTGATCAGGTGTCTGGCGGTGGTGGTATTGGTGGCATCTATCCACCGATCATGCGGATGCGAGCAAGAAAGCATCAGCGGTACATGGTGACTGGTAAATCGTTCCAGACGCTGTGGCTCGGCCACTGGCATCAATACATCTCGACACCGTCGATGGTGGTGAACGGATCGCTCAAGGGCTTTGACGAGTATGCGCTGCTGATGGGGTTCGGGTTTGAGCAACCGCAGCAGGCGTTGGCTCTCGTCACTCCAGAGAAGAACATCACTTTCCAAGCACCTGTGTTCTGTGCGGATCGCAAGCGTGAAGGCTGGTGAGCCGTGGGCTACAGCATCGTTCTCGTCAGGTGGGCCGATACTCACATGAGTGAGGGTGGCTGGCTGGAGTTGGATGAGTACGAGGATGACGGGGAGACCATCGTGGCGAGCGTCGGGTTCCTGATTCCTGTTGGTGAGGCTGGCAGCAAGCGTGATCACATTTCTTTGTGGCAGACGATCTGTGAGGATCAAGCGATCCATGCGATGCATATTCCTGTTGGGATGGTGCGTGAGATCAAAGTGCTGGGTGAGAATGGTTTAGAGAGGCTGCGCAGCATAATCTGAGGGTGTCACGGGTGTGT